GGTAGAGTACATGGTTACGTTAATGCTAACGGCGCTGTGACAGGACGTATGACACACTCTAGTCCAAACATGGGACAGGTTCCCGCAGTCTACTCCCCTTACGGTAGAGAATGTCGTGAGGTATGGACAGTACCTAGTGGATACAAGTTAGTTGGTATGGACGCAAGCGGTTTAGAGTTACGTATGCTTGCACACTACATGAACGACGGAGGATACACCAATGAAATTCTCACAGGAGATATACACACGGCAAACCAGTTGGCTGCGGGGCTTGCTACTAGAGACCAAGCGAAGACTTTCATCTACGCTTTTCTTTACGGCGCAGGAGATGCAAAGATCGGAAGTATCGTCGGAGGAACTGCTAAAGATGGTAAGAGACTTAAAGCGAAGTTCCTCAGCAATACGCCTGCTCTTGGAAGGTTACGAGAACGAGTTGGGGTGGCTTCAGGAAGAGGTTATGTTCTTGGATTGGATAGGAGAAGGGTCGCAGTACGATCAGAGCACGCGGCATTAAACACTCTGCTACAAAGCGCAGGTGCAATCGTTATGAAGAAAGCACTGCAATTACTGGATGAGTATGCAACCAAATGGAACATTGATTATAAGATTATAGGAAATATACATGATGAAATTCAAACAGAAGTGCAAGCAACTGAAGCTGATGTTTTCGGACGACTCGCCACCAGTTGTATCGAAGCAGCAGGAACTTACTTCAAGCTCAACTGTCCCCTCGCAGGCGAGTACAAAGTCGGAGACACATGGGCAGACACACACTAAGACTTGTTGTAACAGTTGCGGTGTTAAACTAACAGAGGAAACATGGAGCGCAGGTAACGCACGTAAGGCTGTCTATATATGTAGGCTATGCGACAGCATCAAACGTAAGCGCAATAAGCTGAGAGAGAAAGCACGGAGCTTGGGAATTGATACACTGCTTAACTATAACAAAGTCAAGGAAGGTTCGGTGTACATCATGGGCAATCCTGCATGGCCTGAGTGGGTTAAGGTCGGCATGGCTATTGACTCAGAGGATAGGCTAAGTAATTACCAAACCAGTTGCCCTCAGAGAGATTATGTGTTATACTATAGTTATGATACAAAAGATAGACGTAAGGCAGAGAGTGCAGCACATTATAAGTTAGCCCAACAGTTTGAACGCAAGAACGAATGGTTCAAATGTTCACCAGAGGAAGCTATCGAGGTGTTAAATGAAAACAACTGATACAGTAGTCAAAGATATTTACAGCATGATGGTATCTAAGGATGCTGACCCAAGCGTTGACGTAGAAGCTGAGATAGAGAAGTTTGGTGAGGGTGTTAAGGCTCTGATGCGTACCGAGTTCGGCAGGGAGAAGCGACAGGACAAACGGACGCTTAGGTTGTCTAACATCGGACGCACTGACCGTTACCTTTGGAACGTAGTAGCAGGGACAGAGAAGGAGAAGATAGAGCCTCACACCTACATTAAGTTTATGTATGGTCATCTCATTGAAGAGATGTTGTTGTTCTTAACACGGATGTCAGGACATGAGGTTACAGATGAGCAGAAGCAGTGCGAAGTGAATGGCATTCGCGGCTCAATGGACTGTAAGATAGACGGTGTAGTGACCGATGTTAAGTCGGCTAGTAGTTTTGGCTTTAAGAAGTTCAAGGATGGTTCGTTGTTACATGATGATCCCTTCGGTTATGTTGACCAGATTAAAGCCTACGCTCACTCAGAAGGTTCCGATGAGATAGGTTGGTTAGCCATGGACAAGACGAACGGTTACCTTACGTTCCTCAAGTACGACATGGGTGACCCCAAGGTTAAAGAAGTTCTTGACTTTGAATCTACAATTACCGAGAGGGTAGACCATCTTAAAGACATGGTAAAAAAGCCAGAGCCTGACACCTACTGTCACAAGCCAAAGCCAGATGGCAAGTCAGGCAACATGGAGTTAGCGTTAGGTTGTTCTTATTGTCAGTACAAGAGGCATTGCTTCCCTGACCTTAGGGTGTTTAAGTACTCACACAAACCTAAGTTCTTGTGTAAGGTAGTTAAGGAACCGAATGTACAGGAGTTAAAGTTCGATGAGTAAGAAAAAGTTTAGGTCGGGCTTAGAGTCAGCGATAGACGAGAAGCTAACCAACGACTTCTTATACGAACCATACAGGCTGCCTTACGTTACACACAGGAAATACGTACCGGACTTTGTACATGAAGAGAAGGCAATACTAATCGAGGCTAAGGGATACTTCAGGGTAGGCGACACACAAAAGTACACCGCCATCCGAGACTCAATGCCAGAGTGGGAGTTAGTATTCATTCTTTCTAATCCGCTTACGAAGGTACGTAAGGGCAGCAAGATGACCATGGAGCAGTGGTGCGAGAAGCAAGGCTTTAAGTGCTACACTGTTAAGACAATAGATAAACTACTAGATTATGTAGGAGCTAAAGATGTCGTTTGAAGAATACAAGGAACAATTCCTACGCGACCACGATGAGATAATGATATTGGAAGTGCTAGAGATTAACGGAGAAGAGTTGATTGAAGCATTTGAAGATAGACTACTTAGACACAGAGAGGTACTTGGCGATGAGTATTGATGACGCAACACCAGAGATGTGGGATAAACTACGGAATAAATACAAAGCTATGGTAACTGAAGAACTAGATGAATCAACAGACGTTGTGAACAAACCACAACATTACAACACTGGTAACATAGAGTGTATCGAAGCCATTCAAGAGTCTATGTCAGCGGAAGCGTACAAAGGATACCTCAAGGGCAACTGCCTGAAGTACCTATGGCGCTACGACTACAAGGGTAAACCCTCAGAGGACTTAGAGAAAGCAGGGTGGTACTTGAACAGGTTAATCAAGGAGGTGTCGTAATGTTTTATTTTACGTTATTGAGTTCTTGCGCTAGAAACTGTAAACACCAGAGCGAGTTATTTTTAAAACTAGGTACAGTAGGTAATGAATATCTGTATGAACTCGGAGAACGAACCAGAAGTTTTCTAGGCTTTTACTTCTGGATTGATAAAGACTCATCTTGGTCAGAAGACAACGATACGGATAAGTGGAATACATATATACTTTCTTTTGATTTATTATGGTGTCAAGTAGTGTTTGAGATGTACGGTAAGACTTTCTTAAAAGCCGCTTGGAGACATATAACTTGGAAAGAAGAAGAACCAGAAGACAGAAACTTTGACCCACACTTAGGCTGTCAGAACTGGCCTGTTTGTGACACAGAAGGTTGCGGAGGTGGTAAATAATGGCACAAGGGCAGACACACGGAGGTAAGGGTTCAGCAGTACGCCCTACCGACAAGAAGAAGTTTGAAAACAATTACGATGCTATCTTCGGTAAGAAGAATAAAGACAAACAAGATAAGGATAAAAAGAAGAATGGATAAGTACCAACAGTTTATACACAAGTCACGTTACGCACGATGGATGAAGGAAGAAGGTCGTCGTGAGACATGGGAGGAGACAGTACAGCGTTACGTAGATTTCTGGACAGAACGTGGACAGATTGACAGCAAAGTAGCCAAGAAACTGTACAACTCTATCCTCAACCTAGAAGTTATGCCATCAATGCGCTGTCTTATGACTGCCGGTGTAGCATTAGACAAGGACAACGTAGCAGGATTTAACTGTAGCTACCTAGCCATTGACTCACCACGTAGCTTTGACGAGCTTATGTACGTACTAATGTGCGGTACAGGTGTAGGGTTCAGTGTTGAACGTAACTTCATTACCAAGCTACCAATAGTCGCAGAGTCCTTCCATAAGACTGACAGTGTGATTGTAGTAGGTGACAGTAAGGTAGGGTGGGCATCAGCGTTCCGTGAGCTTATCGCTATGCTGTACGCAGGTAAGATACCTAAGTGGGATATGTCAGGTGTACGTCCTGCCGGTGCAAGACTAGAGACATTCGGTGGTAGAGCATCAGGCGCACAGCCATTGGATGACTTGTTCCACTTCTGTGTTGATGTCTTCCGTAAGGCAGAGGGACGCAAGCTGACATCCATTGAGTGTCACGATGTAGTATGTAAGGTTGCTGACATTGTAGTTGTAGGTGGCGTTAGACGTTCGGCATTGATTAGTTTGTCTAACCTGTCAGACGGACGTATGGCTAAGGCTAAGTCGGGAGCATGGTGGGAGAACGATGGACACCGTAGACTAGCTAACAACAGCGTAGCGTACACAGAGAAGCCAGACTTCCAAGCCTTCCTCAATGAGATGCAGACGTTGTACGAGTCTAAGTCAGGTGAACGTGGTTTGTTTAGTCGTGTAGCAGCTCAGAAGATTGCAGCTAGGAATGGTCGTCGTGACCCTAATCAGGACTTTGGTACTAACCCTTGCTCTGAGATTATCCTACGGAGCAATCAGTTCTGTAACTTGTCAGAGATAGTGGTACGAGAGGACGATACGGAAGAGACGTTGAAAGCTAAGGCAGAAGTAGCAGCCATCATCGGCACACTACAGGCTACCTTGACTGACTTCAGATACTTACGTAACATCTGGAAGAAGAACACAGAGGAAGAGGCGTTGCTAGGCGTAAGCATGACAGGTATCATGGACAACAAACTGTTAAGCACACCTAACTCACCTCATTGTGAAGTAGTGTTGGAGGCTGTACGAGATGTCGCTATTGCAACGAATAAGAAGTGGGCTAAGAAGCTTGGTATCAATCAGTCTACTGCCGTTACTGCTGTTAAGCCGAGTGGTACTGTGTCTCAGCTTGTCGATAGTGCTAGTGGCATCCATCCTCGCTTCTCTAAGCATTACATTAGACGTGTACGTTCGGACAAGAAAGACCCCTTAGCAGTCTTTATGAAGACAGCAGGGTTCCCTGTAGAGGACGATGTGATGTCTGAGTCTTCGTCAGTGTTTAGCTTTCCTGTCAAGGCACCGGCGACCAGTGTGACAGTCAGTGACGTAGGTGCAATGCATCAGCTAGAACTTTGGAAGATGTACCAGAATAGTTGGTGTGAGCATAAGCCAAGTATCACAGTATACTACACTGACAGCGAGTTCCTTCAGGTAGCTCAGTGGATATGGGATAACTTTGACTTGTGTAGTGGTATTAGTTTGTTGCCAGTAAGTGAACATACGTATCAACAAGCTCCTTATGAGGACATCAGTGCTGAGGAATATGATAAACTACTAGCATCAATGCCTAAAGATATTAATTGGAATGACCTGCAATACTTTGAGCAGGAAGATAACACCACCGGCTCACAGGAGTTAGCGTGTACCGGAGGTGCTTGTGAGATAGTTTAAATAAGTAACAATATACGGTGTAATACTACGTGTATTCAGCTAGTAGTAAACTTGGGGGGTCGCAATGACCCCCTTTTTTACCTTCTATCTTGACGTTCGTTGTAGTTCTCAGCTCCACCGAGGAACCAGTTGTACACAACATTACCTACAACAGGAACACCACGGACAGCCTTGGTTATATCAGGGTCGTCTTCAAACACTTCCCCACCTAAGGTTAAAGCTGAGTCAATGATCGGTGTAGCGGGGGCTATCTGATTAAACACAGCACCTTTCCAATCTCCGTTTGACCAATACTTATCTACAGTGTATTGGTTCATACCATAGACCCCAAGCAAAGACCACATCGCTCTATCGGGGATGTCTTCTGCTTTAACTTCCCTTCCTAGTATCAAGTCTTTAGCCACCTGAGTACCTGTGTTAGCGACTGAAAGATAACCGGCCAACAACGCAGCGTTCTTAATAGCTTCCTTCTTATTCCCCTTAGCATATTCTTGCACTACATTCCTACGTACAATATCAACCTGCTTCAAAGTAAAAGATTTCAACATATAAAGAATACGATGATTAGGGTTGTCCAGATACATCTGTGGGAACTCACTTAACGAGATAGGCTGCGCGTCAGATAGCTCATTGAACAAGAACTGTCTAACAGTGCCTGACCTATTACCTTCCTCCAAGTCTTTTAGCAAGGCTTTAGTTTCGTCACCATAAGTTCTACCAAACTTTTTAAGTAACTTCTCTCGTCCCTTCGGTGTCTTCGCTAATTTACTAGCGTTCTTATAGGCAGCATTAATAAGAGTTTCCTTACCCCACCTATCCATAGCCTTAAAGCCTGACACATCCATCAGTTTGTTCAAGGCTTTTGCTGTGCCTCTTGCACTTGCTTGCGACAATTCCTTTGAGACTTCATCAATACCTAAATCAATCAGCTTCCAGTCCTTTGACTTAAACATCCCTGCTACAGTATTTCTAAACCCATTCAAAGCACCTGATGTACCTACGTCACCTAGCTGAGTAATAGCAGAGATAGGATTAGCAATAGTACCCATGTATCCTAAGTCTCTTATCGTGGCGTTCATTGAGTTAGGGGATTGCTCACCACCAACAAAACGACTCTTCAACATTTCAATAAGTTCAACCTCATCTTCCTGACGAATACGTCCGGCTTTAGTTTCTGCCTCTACGTATTTACCGATAGAGTTGTCCATGTCAACCAGACCTGTCTGACTATTGTTAGTCTTATACTTACCTAAGAACTTACGCTTCTCTAAATCATTAACAGCTCTTCGTAGGTAGATAGATAAAGACTCTTCAGGTGACGCATAGTACTTCATCTGGTCGTCAGACAAGGTTAGCTTACGGTTACGTACAAACGCAGGCTTACCGTCCTTAGGAGCAAAACTATAGCCACGTACTAGCTTGTCAATTATCTCAGCGTTCTCTTCGTCAGTAATCATATCAACAGATATTTTCTTTTGAGCAGCATATTGTCGCTGTGCCTTTCCAATCAAACCTTTCTGTTCTACACCTAAACTTTCCTGTAGTCCTTTCAAGTCTTTCACTAAGCGAGGGAAGTAGTTGTCAATCTTCTGGAAGGAATGTCCTGACTCCAAAAGGTCGTCACCTAGTTTACTTAACATAGGTAAGACACTCATGTCGAACTCATCAGCCAAGCCACGACCCATTAGTTCTCTTGCCGCGTCGAAGTCTTCGTTGTACAACAGACGTGCTACGGTACTGCGCTGTGCTTCGGGAAGTTGAGACAAGCCTCTAACAAAACCTTCAGCATCCTGCATTACCTGTTGTGTACGTAGGTTAGTATCTAGTTCAAACTTACGTAGTCTACCAAACACAGGCTCACTGATTGCTTTGATACGAGTACTTAGTACACCTAACATTTTGTCAACCTTGCTGTTAGTAAACCTACCTACAGCAGAATCATTAACAATAGTTTCTTCCAACTGTTTGTCAGCTACCTTTTGAGGAGAGATATTAACTTTAACATTTAGTCTTTTCTGTGCAGCTCCTACAGCAGCGGTGTCCATCCCTGCTTTCTTGAGGATAGCCTCAGGGTCGTAAGGATTCATACCTGCTCGTATGCCCTTATCAATTTCTATCTGAGCATTTCTTACGAGTTTTTTAGCACCCCTATCTGCAATAACTTTCACACCACCAAGAAGCGTACCACTGAGGACAGCACCTGCACCTGCGGATACGAGTCCTTTAGTTACGTCTATTTCACCTGACTCCGAGGAAACAACGTCGTCCAGAACGCTACCAAATCCTGCAATAGCAGTACCTAACATGATACCACCTTTGAGTGTGCTTGCCGCAGGTACTATATTGATAGGGTCAATGACAGCTTTAGCAGTAGCACCTACCATTGCACCTGTAGACTCAGGATCAAAAGTAAACATAGGGCCGGACAGTCTCTGAAGCATACGTTCCTTCCTACGCTTAACAGCTAAACGTCTTTCATTGAAAGGTAACTTAGTAATGTCCTCACCATACTGGTCTTCAACTGTACTCAAGTCTTCTAGACTACCACCTGTGTATCCAACAGGCGCAGAGTAAGCCTTAGCGTACTTAGGTATAGGAGCCAAGGCTTCCATGAATGCCGTAGCGTTGCTTAAGTAGTTACCATCTCGCATAAACTTGTGTATAGCTTGTCTAGTTTGGTTTGCTTCTCCTCTCGACAGGAACTTTTTCTTACCATCTTTGACAATAATCAAGTCACCTACTTCAGCGTCTTTACTTTGAAGGTTAGGAGAGTTATCAATATCTTCCTGTGTTATAACATGGTCAATATCTATAACGTCTTCTTCAGACGAGAAGATACGAACCAGTTTGCCGTCCTTGATACGGTCGCCTGACAATACACCTTTCTGTTGTAGATTAGGGCTATCATAGATGTCATCAAGGGTTAATGTGTAGCCAACCTCTTTAAGTCTCTGGTCAGTAAAGGCTTGTTGTACCGCAAGTTCTGCTTCCTCTTGTTCTCTGAGGCGGTCAGGCAGAGACTCTCTTCTAGCCTTTCGACTAGAGAGAGGTTGTCCTTGAGTTTCTTCCATTACCTCAGACCCTACGGCCTCCTCCTGTGGAAGAAGGGAAGCCTGAGGCTGATTAGTAAGCGTTGATAGGTCTGCCATGTTTAAGCTCCTTACTCTATTTTGCCAAAGACATCGTTAGTGCCACTCTCAGGAACATTACCGCCGGTATTGTCTCTTCTATTCTTACGTGACCCACCGCCACCGCCTTCGTCACCGCCAGTAGGAAGGTCAAGAGCTTCTACAGCTTGAATAGCTTGAGTCAGGGCATCTTCGGTAGACAGCTTACCACGAGCCATTAGCTCCTTAGCTTTAAAGTAAATAGCCTGTTTGGTATCTCCACTCAGTGTCTTAAAGACCCAACCTGTTTTTAACTTTTCTAATTTCTTTTCAAAATCTGCTGTATTTAGGATACGGTCAAAGGCTTCTGTTTCCTCAGGTGTCGCAGGCTTGACAAGCGCATTAGAAGAACCGAAAAGAATTGAACCTGCTCTCTCTAAGGATACACCACCTGTTTCAATTGCCTTAGCAAGCTGTTCGTTACCGTTCTCTCTCGCCTGTTTAGCAAAGAGCGCACGAGACACACCTTGTTGTGCAAGTACTGCATCTGCTTGGTCAAGCTCACGTTCACTCGCGGCCTTCTGCATACTTAAAGTTTCTTCAGCCATTTCCATACGTCTTTCGGCACGGCCTTCTACCTTAGCTTCTTGAGCTTGAGCTTTGTCTGCTTCGGCAAACCGTTGACGTAGCGCAGGTACACGCTCAGGAGACACACGACTAACAATCTGTAGTATCTTTTCACGGTCTTCTTTCTTAGTAGGGTCTAGTTTTGCCAACGCTTCTTGAGCTTTCTCGGTAGTACTACGTGCATCCACTCGACCACCAGTGAGCGCACCTACGCCTTTACGGAAACCACCTAACGCTTTCTGTTGTAGTGCAATCTCTCTGTCACGTATAGAAGCCCCTTGCATAGGGTCAATAGGAGCCGAGCCAATGCCTGTTAATAATCCTGCTAAATCTGGTTGTGCCATTTTGTTATCTCCTATTGGTCATCTAAAATGTTATAATCGTCATCTAAGTAATTAGTTGCATCAACAACAACATTCCCTGGCCCACCTGTTCCAAACTCTCCAGTATACGCACCGGCCTGTGAAGAACCTGAATTACCGCCTGAAGTTCCGTTAGAGAATATACCGCCTGTGTACCCGCCTGTGGGTTGACCGCCACCTCCGAACAAGCCGCCTAATCCGAGAGCACCTAACAAGCCACCTTCTCCAAATAAACCACCAAGGCCGCCTACAATACCGCCTGTATATTGTCCAGTCTCGGCATCATAAGCACCTGTAAGAGCAGGCAACGCACCTGAGATAGCCGCACGTTCTAAGTAGTTAGCTAGTTCTTCACCCTGAAGCATACCCTCAATACCTGTACCTTCAAGCTGTGCCGCAAGTTCAGCACCTGTTCTAGCGCCTGTAGCCGCAAGCTGTGCAGGAGTATTAGCCGCACCGAAGAGGTCAATAGCTTCACGCTGTGGTGCGTAGGCTTGGTCAGTAAGTAAACCTGCTGCTTTAAGCTGTTGGTCACGTTCGGCTAAGGCTGATGTACGAGCCAAAGAGCTTGCGCCTAGCTGTGCTTCTGCTCTTGCTTTCTCAAAGGCAAACTGCTCAGGGGTTCCACCATACTGTGCTGAAGAGATACCACCACGACCACTAGAGAACAAACCTTGTTGCATCGCTAAACGATTACGTTCTTCTTCAGGACGCTGTGCTGCTCTAATGCTTTCGTAGTACTCACTAGCCATTCTACTTGGGTCAGCACCAATAGCACCGTAGATAGACTCTGCTTGTCTAAAGCGTTGGTTCTGTCGTCGTTGTTCTTCAGGAGATAATGATAAGTCTAAACCACCTTGAGCATTAGTCCTGCCTGTAGCTAAATTACTTGTTACTGTGTACGGTTCAAACGAAGCACGGTCAATAGCTGACTGTCCTGCCGCTTCACCCATAGCTACAGCAGATTGACCTGCGGCTCTAGCATCGTCAGCCCCTGATGTTCCTAAGTAGTACTGTCCACCTACGTTTAATAAGTCTGATACTAATGACATTATATTTCCTTTTGTGTAATTATTTAGCAGCCCAACCGGAGGAGTCAGTGCCTGATTCTTTGATGTAAAGGGTAGTGTCTGCCCCTCCGTCAGTTCTCAAATACATAGAACCTACTGGAGCAGCTACGTTAGGTACGCCTGCACCTGTAAGAACGCTGACAGTCCCTAGTGTAATACTGTCTGTATTTACATCCCCTGTGACTTCAACACCAGTAGCTGTAGTCTCTAGCTTCTTAGCGTTATTATGATACAGGTCTACAGCGCCGTCAGCAGTCAGTTCTAATAACTTTTCATCGGCAGCTTGGTTTTGAAAAGTAAAGGAACCACCATTTAACACCATAGCTCGATTGTTGTTATTCTGAACTGTGTTAAGATTACCGGAGGATACGTGAGTAACTGTAAGGTCTACGCCGTTACCAAAAGAAAAACCAAAGTCATCATTTACTCTTGAGGGTTGTTTTAAAACAGTCAACACATCGCTGATGTTTAGTTTTTCAGCATTGTCTACACGGATACTTATATTAGAATCAGCAACGTCTCCGTCAGTATCAGTAGATATAGTCAGCAGACCTGCGGATACTTTAAACTGTGCTGTAGAAGTGTCGTCTATTAATTCTAAACCTGCGGTAGCGTCACCTGATTCTATACGAGCAACAACGTCAGTGGCAGCACTATAAACGTGAAGAGGTTTTTCAGGAGCGTCAACACCCACACCTATCTTAGCACTTGCAACAAAAGTACCTGAAACTTTAGCACCTGTATCGGTTGTTTCTAGTTTTTTACTGTTGTTGTAGTAGAGGTCTACAGCGCCGTCGGGAGTTCCTTTAATCATAAACTCATCGTCAGCCGGATTTTTTATTAGCAAGGACGAGGTTAATAGTTTTAGACCACCAGTACCTGAGTCTTCAATATAACTATGACTTCCATTATGATACAGTTTTAGGTCATCACCATCACCGAGTAAAACCTTACCGTCGTCAGGCATATCAACATTACCTGCAACAGATATACCGTTAGTATCTGTAGCTATTTTAGAAGAGTTATTGTAGTAAAGAACTGCTCCGCCGTTTTCTGTAAACGATGCTTGAGTCTCAGTTCCTGCCGAGTTTTGTACAACAACATTAGTACCTCTTAGTTCTAAGTTGCCCGCACCTACGTCAGCAATGACACTGTTAGAAGCGTCATGGTAAATCTCTAAGTCGTCCCCTGTTCCTAGTTTAATCTTTTGATTATCAAGTAAGTCTAAAGACGTGGCGTTAATAGCACCTGCGGCAATGTTGGCTGTAGCAATAGTAGCAGTAGGTATAACCACTGTGCCTGTAAACGTAGGTGAAGCAAGGTTAGCTTTTTCAGCACTTACAGTTGCTAGGTTGTTAAACTCTGTGGAAAAATCAGAGCCTTTAATAATCTTACCAGTGTTGCCTGAAGGAAGGCTATCCTTAGCGGCAAAATCTGTTGTTACTGTATAGTTAGACATTAGAGAAGTCTCCCGATTTTAGCTAGTATGTCAATCTTTTGTATTGAAAGTGGGTTGTTATTTATTACTGAAGTAACGCCAATGGTTACTACGTTTCCTGAGCCTGTTGTGTTTACCTTAGGTGTGTTTACGTCTACTCCCCCTGAGTACGCTGCTGTTGTGTTATACTCTGCTACGTTATACTGTGCAGTCGTTGACTCAGCAAAAACAAAAGACTGTTTGCTAAAGTTCTCTGTGTAGTCATAACCCCAATTAAGAACAGCGGAAGCAAGCTGACCACCAATAACTGTTAAGTTAAACTTCTTCAAGAACTTAACAATAGAAGGTTGTCCAAAGTCCAGTGGCTGACTAAAGTAGCTCATGCTGTACGTGGCTGCTATGTCAAGGTAAGTATTATATCTAACAATACCTGTAGACAAACCCATGTAAAAACCATCAGAAGTTATGTTAGTAAAACTAAGAGGCATAAAGCCTGACCAAGTAGTAGCTCTAAACGAACCATCTTCCAAAGGCTGTCTTACGTCAAAACAATAAATAGTATTACTGCTTGGTAGTGTCAGTAGATAGAAAGCGTGTTCAGGACTGTATACAGTTTTAACAGGTAATCCCGTTGCAACTTCAAAGTCAACAAGCGCCATTAGGTCAGTACGTACATTCTTACTAACATCACGCAAAGGTAGCGACTTCTCCTGTATAAGCCTCCCTAAGCTCATTACACCACGATTAGACAGGAACAGTATGTCATTACCAGTGGCCTGTACAGAGTCCCTCTCAATGCATCCTACGCCCTCTACGGTGTCCTTTAGGAATAGGGAAGAGGCTGCGGTTACGGGCGCACCTGACTGACTTGTGCCTGCGCCACCTTGCGCTCCATCATAAATCAACATAGAGTGCTTGCCAAATATAACAAACAGACCGTTATGTTCTGTCAACGACACAATCTCGTCATAACCCATAGGCCAGAACTGAGTAACATTTATTGTAAAAGCATCTCCCGCTGAACCCCACTGCGCTCCGTTTAACAAACTAGAAACGTGAACAGTATGTTTGTCTCCTACTACATCAGCCACCCATAAACGACCAAAGGCTGCCAACACTTCGTTACCTTGAGGTGCGCCTGTTGCTACAACAAGTGTAGTGCTTCCCGCTACTGATTTAAGAGGTACGTGACCTGCTTGGAAGAAATATACGTCATTGTTAAATGATACTATCTTCCAGTTGTTTGCTGAGATAGTGTAAGGGGATGGCATTGTAACTTCAGCTAGTGTAGAAGTGCCGTGGAATATCTTGTTGTTGCCAGTAGAGAATACTACTGTTGCCCCTGCAAAAGACGTAAACTCAAACAAGCCTTCAATGCCACGGCTAGTCCCAAGCACCGCAGCTCCGTTACTAGATATAGCACTATGCCCCTTACGCGCTCCGATACGACCACGGCTGTCAATTACACAATTATCAGCAACTGACGCAAAGTTAGGACTCATGCCCACTGGTGATTCTTCGGTATTCAAACCAAAGAACGCAGGGGCTGCTACTGTTAAAGGTTGTAATTTTTGGCTCATACGTCGTACCACACTGTCTCAGTTGGGAAGCGACCTGCGTCCATGGCAATAGCGTCAGACAAAGAAGACTGAGCAATAGCGTAAAGTTTACTAGCGGCAGTACCTCCAGTCTCTCCACGTTCTTCAGCAGCCATAGCATGAGCAAGCTGAACCACAGGCGTTGAAGGAGCTTTAACTACATCAGTACCGGAGGTAAGTTCAGGGGTACGTCCTACGTAGTTAAACAAAACAACCCTTGAACCGTCAGAATTGGGGTAGAACTGTACCTGAGTGTTTCCGCTAGAGTCCTGTCCTAAAGTAACGTAGTTGTCAGGACGACCCCTAGGTGCCTGCTCTATATACACAGAGTTATACAGACCTTGTTGACTACCTAGTTGAACTTCTACGTTATCTGTGATGTTATATACACTAAGAATCTTATCTGCTTCGCTAAGGCCAGTCACGCTCATAATTGTAGATGAGTCAGTAATGCCGCTAACTGGAGTAATGGTACGTAGCATAGACCAATCCCATGCATCCTCAACCAAACGGTTAGCGTCGTTTATAAACTCCCCTATAAGTTTTGAGTACGAAGAGGTATCAGGAGAAGCTACTTCATCTTCTCGTAACCTACGCAGTACTTTATTAATTGCTTCTAAATATGTCATGTTGTTTTATACCTTAAAATTAAAAGTGCTTGCAAAAGGGTCTTCAAATAAATCAGCGTACTCTTGTTTTTGTTGCTTTCTTGGTGTTGCTTGTATGAGTTGTTCCTGTGGGCTAACACCTATCTTAGTTTTAAACTTAAATAACTCTTTATTAAACAAACTATCTGTAGTCCTTGTGCCTGACATCATACCCATGCTTGGTAAGTTTAAACCTAAGTTTAAGTTTGGTAAGCCTAGGTTTAAGTCTGGTAAAGCGTCCCCAAGGTCGTCAATAACATCTCCCGTTGCATCTATAATATCATCAGCAGCGTCTACTAGAGGTTCAAATGTATCAGCTACAACATCTACAGTGTCGTCAATAACATCTCCCGTTGCATCTATAATATCATCAGCAGTGTTTACTATAGGTTCGGCAAAGTCAGCTACGACATCTACAGCGTCGTCAATTACGTCTCCTGTTGCGTCTATAATATCATCAGCAACGTTTACTGCGGGAGCGGCAGCGTCAGCAACAGCTGCTAAAACAGGGTCAAGATAATCTCCAAGGGCTGAACTAGCGTCTTGTCCTATATCGACCGCCCCTTGTAGCGCAGGGTCAATGTAATCTCCAAGCGTTGAGCTAACAGTTCCTACTGCATCCGCTACGTAATTAAAAGCGTCTCCTACAACTCCAAAGTCAAAATCAAAGAAGCCTCCGTCATCTAGTTCTATGCCAAAACCACCGCCTTCTTTAATATATCTTTCGAAGCCTGCTTCCATAGAGTCTTGAACGCTTTCTCCATTGGCTAACATATCCATAGTTTCTCTAGCTGCTTTTAGAAAATCTACGTCGTTTGCTACCGAAGATGGAACACCTAAAGACTCGAAGCCTTGTTGCATCCATCCTGTACCTGCTGCAATTACTCCGATTGGGTCTTGATTTATAGTTGCGTTAAGTACACCTACAGTAGAGGCATAATCTAAACCGAACAAGCCAACACCGTCTGTCAGAGGGCCACCAAGCAGTAACTCACCGCCTAGCTGACCGCCGACAGTTCCTCCCCCGATAGGGTTCACCATGTCACCGTCAATGGCTACGGGTGGTGATATTACTCCTGTTGCTTGTAACCCGCCAACAACAATATTAACGTAATCTGAGGCATTTAGTGTTTCACCTGTTGCTACTTTGTAAGCTGTGTATAGCTTTTCTGACAAACCTGCTGTGACAGAAGCTAAAGCCGCACGACCCAAGGGTTTAATAACCTTATCACGCGCATTTACCCATCCTGAATCGTCATCGCTAAAGTGATAGTTATCAGTAGGAATGCCTAAGCTGCGAGCAAACCGTTCCTCCCAATCTATTCCTCGGACATCCTCGGAATCTGTATAATTATAGGCTCCTGAGTCAGGGAACAATCGTATATATTCTATAGCCCCACGACTCATTGCAAAATCAGGGTCTTCTTCATACGTTTCTTTAGCTACTCTGAATAGCTCGTCATCGTCGAAAAAATACAAATAGTCAGGATTTGCTTCCTGATGTACTCCCGCCATTGACTTTCTGTATTCCTCTTCAGAAAGGCCACCCTCACTATACAAACGATACATTAAGTTAGCTTGTGTATTAATATCTGCACTGCTAAACTCTGACTTGAAGGATTCCATGTCTCCGGTGCCAAATGAGTCATACAGCGCTTGTCTCTCTGCTTGATTTTTTTCAGTAATATAAGGGTTTACTTGGCGAATAAACAACTCATAGCCTGTGTCTCGTTCCGTCTGGTCGGCTGTGTCTGAACCACTAGACATTCTAGCCATCTCAAGTAAATCACCATCAATATCATCAGGTGTTAAACCTAAATCTTCTAACTGCTTGGTCATGCTATTGTAGAGTTCAGTTGATGCTTGTTCTCTAGAATAGAGTAGATTAGCGGGGTCGCCTAAGTTAGCTCCTGTACCAAAAGAACCGCCTTCTTCAATAAAGCTGTCTGCCCAAGTATAGTATTCTTTAGCTAATTCTTTTTGACTGTCATTTAAGTTAGCATAGTGTACAGGCTGTCCTGCGTACACACCTTCTTCATAGGTAGGCCACCAATCAGGAACAAAGTTTTCTCCTAAAGTACCTCCTGTATACTCAGTAAACCCTTCCGGTAAAACAGCATCTTGGTTCTCCGTATTGTCAAGGTTTGACAAATCTATGTTATCGTAGTCAACCTCGAAGTCAGTGTAATCACCATCAGCTAGATTAAGGTCGGTGGAGGCATCAGCATCTTCTAATGCTTCAGTTGCTTGGTTGTTCTTGTCTGGCGCGCCGTATTCTACTGGCTCTATGTACTCAGGAACGTAGTCAGAAGGTGGAGCTTCATACGTGTCCTCAGCTTCTACGTCTATCGCAAAAGGGTCGTCTGCTTCTGTTGAACCACCAAGCTCATTAGAAAACAAATCTTCTATTTGAGTAGTCTCAGGCTTTACGTACTCAGGTACATAGTCAGCCGGAGGAGCTTCATACGTGTCTTCAGTAGAAGTTGATAAGCTGTCCTGATATTTCCCCCACGCACTATAATCATCAGGAGTTAAATTGTACTCCCCTGTGTTTACACGATAACCTGCAACTGCATTTAAGAAATCAGTTTCTGAAGTATAATCAGCGGGTCTAGGAACACTAGCAACAGCTTCAGGCTGTGGGTCACCTTCAACTGCCATTTGAGAACCTGTTGTATTAGTAAGCATCCCGTCAGGTTGTGGTCTTGTTTGAGCAACAGGTTCAGGCTGTGGAGCAGGTTCAGGCTGTGGAGCAGGTTCAACTGCCATCCGAGGCGTTGTTGTGTTGGTTATCATTCCATCAGGTTGTGAGCTTGTCTGCGCTACAGGTTCAGGTTGTGGAGAAGGTTCAACCGCCATTTGAGGCTTTGTTGTATTGGTCAACATTCCATCGGGCTGTGGGCTTGTCTGCGCTACAGGCGTGGGAGGAGTAACAACAGGAGCTTTCCAGTCTGTAGGTACAGGCTCTGACCAACTTCCTGTGTTTATTTGCCAACCTGCCCAATTATTTAAATAGTCTTGTTCGTTGTCGAAGTCAGTTGGCTTAGGCTTCTGCATTACTTAACTCCCTTAGTTTTCTCGTATGTGCGTAACGTACCTAAACCAAGCATCCCCATCAAGACAGGCAACATAGTTGACAAATCTATAAGGGGAATAGTGATTGTTGAACTGGATAAAGCAAGCGCAAAGTTTGCCATCGGTATAACAAGAAAGTTACCCGCCATTCCAAGGCAACAAGTCCAACCCACAGCGGGTCTCCAACCTGCGACAAATAAGTCCTTGCTTGCTGCTTCAGTTTTGTTCACCTCTATCTGTGCTTGTGCTATGGTATGTGCTTGTGTGGCAATCTCGTGCGCTATACGTTGCTTAGTATCAGCGTCAGGTATTACCTTATCTAGTATCTTTGTTACTGGCTGTATAAGCGCACTGATGATTGACATTACTTCTTTCCTCTAAGTTCCATAACTGTGTCGGACTCCCAAATACGAAGTCCCATCCACACGATTGTAAACAATGAAGCCACTGGCGGTAACCAAGCAGCTAAGGATAGCACCCCTGTTGACACTGCTGCTATGTCCACTATTTCTTTAGTCTCCTCTACCATTGTGTTAGTCCTTTAATTTGCTCCGGTTACGACGTAAGTCATACCGAGTTGTTGTAAGAGTTCAGGGAGCCTTACTTCTTTGTCTGTTGAACTAGCATAAATTAAAGTGCTATTAACAAGAGAGTTGTAGTACTCATCAGGAAAGAAACCAAGACTAACGTAGTAGCTTTTAAAGTTCTTCTTTAGTTCCGTAGTAAACATTTCAGGACTGGTAAGTTCTTGAGCTGCGGTTTGATTAGCTTTAGATACAATTATAGTTGCGTATGTACTCATTAGATAGTCACCCCTGTTTTACCTGCAACATATTTTTCTGCACTTGCTATTTCATCAGCAGAGGCTAATTTACCTACAATAACTAAAGAGTATATTTTACCGTCTAAGTTAGCAGAAGCACCTGCCGCACGTCCACCAATGCTGAGAGGATGGTCACCATAAGTTCCTGTGCCTAAAGAACCTGTACTAGCGGTTACAACAGCGCCGTTACGTCTAAACGTATGACTTGGGGCTGAGATACTTGCGACGCTTGTAAAAATGCTTTTGTTAGGGTTTCCTACAGCGTCAGTAGAAATTGTATTGGCGCTTGAACCTTTTTGAATTGCTCTCCAAACTTCTCCAGAAGTACAGAAGATTCTAACGCCTCCTGATGTACCGCCTACAGAATTAGAAAGCTCAACAATAGTTTGATTTAAACCTGTTGCTTCTTTTTTAGCACCTACAAACACAGACATAGTGTTGACACTGTTAGTAGCAAAGGGAAGGTTTCCGGCTGTACGTAGCCCGTCATCACCGTCAAAGTCTAAGCACATTCTGCCTGCATCGTCTACAGCAAGGAGGGGACACTTGCTTTCTGTGGTTTGAATTAAATGTTGACCATTACCAGACCTATCTAAAATCTTACCAACGGCTTGTCCTACTACTGCGGGAGTGGTTCCGTCAACCTTAAACATGGTGGTAATGTCTGACATATCATACCACGCACCCTTAAAACCCCCTACAAAAAGAGAGGAGGGAGAGAAAGAATCTGAATTGTTGGTTACGTTGAGTCGATTTACACCTAAACCAAGCATGGCTTACACCATAGCTGAAACGTAAGCAGTACCTGTTCCACCGGAAGTAATCAAAGAAATTGAGTCACCATCATAGATGTGTATATATTCAATAGTATTAGCGGGGAGATAATTATGAGAAGTAGTAGCAGCACCTGTAACACGATAGAAACAATCAGTAGTTGCTACGATACGCGCAACACGTACACTGTTTGAAAAAGCAGCACCGGCACTTGCAGTACCTGAAATAGAAACTACACGAACTGTAGTAGGTCGTAAAACTTGAATGGGTTTAGAGTTTTTGTCGATTGTCAAAGTAGACATAATATTTTCCTATGTAAAGATAGAAAGGCGTGATAGCCCGAAAGTAAAAGGAGGCACCCTTATGGATGCCCCCAAGATGTTACTTAGCCGTTTACAGCCAGTGAGAAGCCTGCATCTGGACGCAAAACTTTAACACCGTACAGAGTATCAGCAGTGTACAGAGTGCTTAAGAACTCCTGCTTGTACTGAGTCTGTGAACGAATGCCCTGCTGCTCTGCAAGAACGTAAGTGTCCTTGTGCAGAAGCTGTGCAGAACGAATACGTCCACCGCCAGTTGCGCCGTTCTGAGCCGCAGTTTCGATGACAGGACAGTTAGTAGATACCATAACGTCGATACCGTACAACTCACCAATCTTACCACTTTGAACACCACCACCGTTTACGAAGTCAGAAGACTGGTAACGGTCAATGCCCATGATAGCATTACGTAGTGAAGGTGGTACTACAAAACAACGGTCGTCCATAGGAACGTCTGCGTCATCCATCTTCTGAATCAAAGCACGGAAGGCTTCATCAGTAAACACGTCAGCAGGAACTACAGTGTCAGCAGCGTAAGCAGTCAAACCGCCAGTTGCGTCGTTGTAGAAAGAAGCTGTGTTGACGTAGGTGCCAGAAGCGTTGCCTAGGTTAACAGCCAAGTCAAGAAGGTCAGTGTCGATTTGCTTAGCTAGTGCATAGCCTGCGTCATCGGTGTAGAACTTACGCAAAGAAGAAAGAGCCTGTACTTCAACAATGTCTTCGATGAAACGTGAGTACTCGTAGTGCTTGTTTACGTCTACGCCTACAGTGCCTTCTACGTTAGCCTGAATAGTAACCTGAGTGTTTTCTGCTTTAACTGCGGCTGCGCCACGAGTAGGAGCGGGGATGTTTACTTTATCGCCTTTCTTACCAGTCATAGAAATTTTCTTGACTTTAGGGGCAATAACTAGGTTAGACTCGTAAGAGGCACGAATCTCGTCACTCCAGATTTCTGGAATAAAGTTTGCTGCTTCGGTTTTGCCGACAATTGCTGCGGCTGTTGGATATACTGCTGTTGACATAATAGTCTACCTTATAATATAAAAGAGTTTAGTTTGTTTACCTAACCCTTCCTTCTGCATACGCTTGTGTGATTTCATCAGACAAAGCCATATAACGGTCGGGGTCGGTTTTCATTAGCTTAATAATGTCTGAGCGTCGATATACTTTCTTCGCTCGCTGTTCGCCAGTTCCTTTGGTGCTGCCTGTTGAGGCTGCTTTAACAGCGGCTTTCCGTGTGTCCTTCTCAGTAGAAGCAGCTTGAGCTACTGCACCTTGACGTTCTTTCCAGTTGGTAAAGAGTTCGTCTGCGGCATCGTAGTCGTACTGTCTGTCTGCCTGAGCAAA